GCCATGCTTCACGCAAAGAGATTGAGGAAGTTAGTCTACACATTTTTGAGAACTTCATGAAAAAACTTTAAATATAAATATATCCAATAAATCAAGGAGATTTTCAAAATGGGAAAATTTAATCTGTCCGAAGCCGCTAAAGCAATTTTGGCTGAAGGTTCAAAAGAAACATTTGACGCAAATATTGCCGCTAAAAAAGGTGCTCGTGGTCAAGACCATCATCCAGATGGTGAAGTAGGTAAAGACCGTGTTCAGTCCAAGACTGCTTATGGCACTAACGATGCTGGCGAAATTGGTCATTCACCAACAGAAGAAACTGATGGTTTGCCTGATTATACAAAAGGTACACCTTCAGCAACCCCTCCAGGTGCTACTCCTCCTGTCGGTTCCGAAAAAGACGGCGTAGGCATTAGCAAGATTTCTGGCCCACAAGATTCAATGGGTCGTAAAGATTTGGTACATGCTCATCAAGAGCCATCTACTTCTTTTGATGCAATCCGTGATCGTATTGCTGGCAAATTGGCAACACAAACAATGCAAAAGAATCCAGGCGCTACATTCCAACATTATGACGGACAGCAAGTTGCTTCCAAGTATGCTGAATCTACCGAAGTTGAAGGTGATTTGGTTGCTGAAGAAGAAATGAAGAAAAAAGAAATGATGAAAAAGAAGTCCATGATGAAGAAAGAAATGTACGAAGAAGATGAGAAGCATGATGATGAGGCTCAAGATAAAAAATTAATCAAGAAAATGATTAACAAAGCCAAAATTAAAGAAGATATGGATGCTTTGTTGTCTGGTGAAAATCTTTCTGAAGAATTTGTTGCCAAAGCTTCCACAATTTTTGAAGCCGCAGTTATTGCTCGTGCTGAAGAGGTTGTTGCCATTGCTGAAGCAGAATTGATGGAACAATTTGAAGCTGCCGTTGAAGAAATCAAAGAAGATTTGGCCGCTAAAGTTGATGACTATCTCAACTACATGGTAGAAGAATGGATTAAAGATAACGAAATCGCTATCGAATCTGGTCTCCGTGCCGAAATCACCGAAGAATTCATCGATGGTTTGCGTAACCTATTCGTAGAACATTACATTGATGTTCCATCTGAAAAGGTAGACATTGTTGAAGGTTTGGCTGCTAAAGTTGAAGAACTTGAATCTGCTTTGAATGAGCAAATTCAACGTGGCATCGAGCTCAACAAAGAGTTAAACGAACAGAAAAAAATTGAGGCTATCTACACAGCGTGTGAAGGCCTGACACAAACCCAAGTAGAGAAGTTAAAATCGCTCGCAGAGAACGTAGAATTCACTACTGAGGAAGAGTTTGTTGGTAAGTTGGAAACTTTAAAAGAATCATATTTTAAATCTGACATTAAAGTTGCCGACAGTTCATCATTAGATGAAGTACTCGTGGAAGAAGATGGCGAGACTGTAGCTAAGTCTGCTGATCCTTTGATGGAAGCTTATTCCAAGACTATTTCTAAATCACTCAAGTAAAAATATACAACTATAAGGAAAAACTAACATGTATATGACTGAAGAACTACAAAAGAAATGGGCACCAGTTCTGGAACATCCAGAATTAGAGTCCATCAAAGACCCATACAAGAAAGCTGTTACAGCACTTGTTTTGGAAAATCAACAACAAGCTATGACTCAAGATGCTCAAGCTTTGAACGAAACTACTTACTCTGCTGGTCCAACCAACATTGGTGGTGGTGTTCAGAACTTTGACCCAATCTTGATTTCTTTGGTACGCCGTTCTTTGCCAAATCTAATCGCTTATGACGTTGCTGGCGTTCAGCCAATGACTGGTCCTACCGGTTTGATTTTTGCAATGCGTGCATTGTATAACAACCAGTCCTCTACTGCTGAAGCATTCTTCAACGAAGCTAACACAGTATTCTCTGGTGCATCTTCTGTTGCTAACCCATACGGTTTCCGTGGTACAACAACTCCAGATAATGACGTAAGCACAAACCCTGTTGCATCTTTGACAGCTAACGCTTTCACAACTGGTATTGGCATCCCAACAGCTACTGCTGAACAATTGGGTACAACTGATACAAACCCATTCCAACAAATGGCGTTTACAATTGAGAAAGTTACTGTAACTGCTCAATCACGTGCTTTGAAAGCTGAGTACTCATTAGAACTCGCACAAGACTTGAAAGCAATTCATGGTCTTGATGCTGAAACAGAATTGTCTAACATTCTGTCTACTGAGATCCTCTCTGAAATCAACCGTGAAGTTATTCGTACAATCTATTTGTCCGCTGTTGCTGGTGCTCAGTACGGTACAACAAATGCTGGTACATTTGACTTAGATACAGACTCTAACGGCCGTTGGTCAGTTGAGCGTTTCAAAGGTTTGATTTTCCAAATCGAGCGTGACGCTAACGTTATTGCCAAGCAGACTCGTAGAGGTAAAGGTAATGTGTTGATCGTTTCTTCTGACGTTGCTTCAGCAATGGCTATGGCTGGTGTTCTTTCTTACACACCTGCTCTCCAGTCTGATTTGCAAGTAGATGACACAGGCAATACATTTGCTGGTATGTTACATGGCCGTATCAAGGTTTATATCGACCCATACTTTGGTGGTTACACATCAAATCAAGAGTTGGTTACAATCGGTTACAAAGGCTCTAGTCCATATGATGCTGGTTTGTTCTATTGCCCATACGTTCCATTGCAAATGGTTCGTGCAGTAGACCAGTTCACATTCCAACCAAAAATTGGATTCAAGACACGTTACGGAATGGTACCAAACCCATTCGCTAAAGGTATCTTGAGCAATGGTGCTGCCACTAGCCAAATTACACCACGTTCTAACGTTTACTATCGTATTTTCCAAGTTAAGAACCTCATGTAATTTAAATAAAACTAAATCACCACAGAGTGATAGTTTAGAGAGACTCCTTCGGGAGTCTCTTTTTTTATGGCCTAAATAATTGTATGACAGCACTTACTAGATCACCTCAGAATACAAATCTATTACAACCGACAAAGTTTTTATTAACTTTTGATCGGTTACCAAACACAACTTTCTTTTGTCAGTCTGTAAATATACCAGGTATCAATCTAGGTCAAGCACCACTACAAACTCCAATGTTAGATATCTTTGCGCCCGGTAACAAGATCACCTACAATCCATTCAATATTCATTTCTTAGTTGATGAGAAACTGGCATCGTGGCAAGAATTACACACTTGGTTCCGTTCCATTGCGTCTCCAGACAGTTACGAAGAAAGAAAAAGGTTGCAGGCGGGTTATGCACAAAGGGGCAATAAACCATCTTATTATTCAGATGGTACTTTGACTGTTTTATCTTCATTGAATAATCCACTATTACGGGTTAATTTTTATAACATGTTTCCCATCACACTATCAGATATCATATTTGATTCCAGTCAATCCGCTGATGATATTATTTCGGCAGATTCCACTTTTATGTTTGATTATTTTGATTTTGTAGACGTTTCTTCTTGACATTTGTTGTCACCTGTGTTATTATACAGGTTTAAATTATGGTTTTATATTATGGAAAATCTAGAACAAGTACTAAAAAATTGGGAAGTAGATGCCGAAATGGATCAAACGGAACCAGGTAAAGAATTACTGAAGATTCCAAAACTCCACAACAAGTATCTTTCTATTCTAACCAAGCACAAGATTGCCTCTAAGAAGGCACACTTTGATTATCTCCGTATGCGTAAAATAAAGATTGAGTATTATAGTGGCAGAATGGATCAAGAAGAATTGGATTCTCGTGGTTGGCAACCATTTCAGTTTGTATTGAAATCGGATATTAATGCCTACTTAGAAGGTGATGACGATTTAATTAAGATGTTAGAAAAGAAAGTTTATCACGAAGAAACGGTATCTGTCTTAGAATCTATTATGAATGAATTAAAACAAAGAACATGGCAACTCCGTGACTTTATTAGTTGGGAAAAGTTTATTGGTGGACAATAGACGTACATATTCGGTTATAAATACTCCAAAAAAGAGTGTTTATGGAAAATATATTTGAAGGTTTTAAAGACATTAAGTTTGATGAAATTCAAAATAAAGAATTTATTGAATATAAAGAATTGTGTGCGATTGGTGCACATTTAAGAAATGCCACAATGGTTGAATGTCCGCATTGTAAGGTAATTGGTAATGAACCTAACATGATGCGTTGGCATTTTGATAATTGTGAAACTGTTTTACGGCATTGTGAACAATGTGGTAATACAATACCAAGGCAAGGAATAAAACCATTTCTATATGATGTTAAAAAATATTGTAATAGAAAATGTTATATGGATAGCAAAAAAGGTAAGCCACCTATTGTTATGACGGATGAAGTTAAAAATAAATTATCGGTGATTAGAAAAGAATGGTGGAAAAACCACAAATCCTCATAAACAAAGTTAATGAGGTCTACGCAAAAATTACGGCAGAAAAAAGTATTTTGAAAGAAGCTTCAGAATATTTTACTTTTTTTGTACCAGGATACCAATTTGTTCCTGCTTACCGAAATAAAATTTGGGATGGCCGCATACGGCTCCTAAATTTACAAAACAATCAACTTTATATTGGATTACTTTCTTATTTGGAATCTTTTTGTGATGAAAGAAATTATACATATGAATACCAAAATGGCTTAGAATTACAAGACGAATATTCAGAATATCATGCGAAGAAATTTATATCAAAAATTAACCCACATGCTCGTGGAGAGCCAATTGAAGTCAGAGAACACCAAATTGCTGCCTATGTTCACGCAATGCAAAACAGAAGAGCGTTACTCTTATCTCCAACAGCTTCAGGCAAATCGCTTATCATCTACTTGTTGTTCCGACAACTCCACGAATACCAAAATTTAAAAGGTCTTATTATAGTTCCAACCACTAGTTTGGTGGAACAATTATATTCTGACTTTGGTGATTACAACAACGGTGAAATGTTAAACGTTCACCGAATCTACCAAGGTAAAGAAAAAGAAACCGATAAACCTCTCACCATTTCTACATGGCAATCTTTATATAAGATGCCAAAAGAATACTTTGAACAGTTTGATTATGTAATTGGTGACGAGGCACATAACTTTAAAGCACAATCTCTTACTTCTATTCTTACCAACTGTGTGAATGCCAAGTATCGTATTGGTCTAACAGGCACTCTTGATGGTACAAAAACACACAAACTTGTATTAGAAGGACTTTTTGGTCCTGTTCGTAAAGTAATTACCACAAATGAATTGATTCAACAGAAAGTGGTTTCTCAATTTGAAATCAAATGTCTTGTTTTAAAACATTCTGATGAAATTGCCAAAGAATTAAAATCTAAAACTTATGCTGAAGAAATTCAGTATCTCATACTCAACGAATCTCGTAATAAATTCATTAAAAATCTTGCAGTTAGCCTTGGTACTAATACACTTGTTTTGTATCAAATGGTTGACAAACATGGCAAAATATTGTATGATATGATTAGAAACACAGAACGCATAGGCGATAGAAAAGTGTTTTTTGTTCATGGCGGAGTTGATGCTTCTGACCGTGAAGAAATTAGAAGAATTATGGAGATTGAAAAAGATGCTATTGTTGTGGCTAGTTTTGGTACTTTTAGTACTGGTATTAATATTAGGAATTTGCATAACATTATATTTGCAATGCCAACTAAATCAAGCATACGCACTCTCCAAAGCATTGGACGAGGCCTACGACAGAGTGAAGGCAAAGAAATTGCAACTCTCTACGACATCGCAGATGACCTCAGAGTCGGCAAACACATGAATTATACCTTAAAACATTTCGTGGAAAGAACAAAGATATATAATGAAGAGCAGTTCCCATTTAAAATATACAAGATAGGACTTAAAAATGCTTGAATATAAAACACAAATTATTAAACTACAAAATGGAACTGATTTGATTGCCAATGTCTGTATGCATGGTCAAGAACATTATGTTTTGGATGAACCAATGGAATTTGGTGTTGATTTTCATGGTCAATCTGCTGGTTTGGTTATGAAACATTATTTGCCAGTTCAGTTATTAAAAAAGAATCAAATGGAGATTCATGCCAAAGATGTTCTCTCTGTGATGGATCCTGATGATGAGTTTTGTGAATATTATATTAATACGGTATCTAAGATAAAAGCGTTGTTACAGGCAAGAGACATCGTGAATGAAATGACGGATGAAGAAATAAGTGAAGCAATCAATAACTTTGAGGAAATAAATTATCATGGTAATACAATACATTAATACTTTCAACCAAAGACATACTCGACTATACACACTTGTCAAGCGTATGTCAACAACATTATGTGGCAATTATGGCGACTAAACAAAAACATTACATAAACAATGCTGACTTTCTACAAGCCTTAATTGATTATAAAGCAGCACAGAAAGATTGTAAAAAGAAAAAGGCACCGCCTCCTCCTATCCCAAATTACATTGGAGAGTGTTTCATGAAGATTGCAGAAGGTTTATCACACAAACCAAACTTCATTAATTACACTTACCGTGATGAAATGATATCAGATGGTATTGAAAACTGTCTAATGTATTTTGATAACTTTGATCCAACCAAATCAAAGAATCCATTTGCTTACTTTACTCAAATTATTTACTATGCCTTTTTACGAAGAATCCAAAAAGAAAAGAAACAGACTTATGTAAAGTATAAAGCCACAGAACAAATGGGTATACTTGATGAATTTGAAATGCTTGAGTTTGAAGATGGTACCACAAAACAATTTGAACTATATGACAATATTTCAGAGTTCATTGAAACCTATGAAGAAGCCAGAGAAGCAAAGAAAGCGGTAAAGAAGCCCAAAGGTATTGAAAAGTTTCTAGGAGAATGATATAATGTATAAAGTAAGTTATTATCTGACTGGCGGCGCATTAAGGTTTAAGTCATTTCATACCTTTCATGAAGCGTCCGTATTTGCCAACCAATTAAAACCAGTTGATTGTATATTAGAAATTAAATATTATGAAGAAGTTAACAACAAAAAACCAGACAGGAACTAATGTAGCAATCATTACCGACCAACATTTTGGAGCTCGTAATGATTCAATACATTTTTTAGATTACTATGAACGGTTTTATCGAGATACTTTTTTCCCTTCCCTTGATTGGAATGATATCGATACCGTTCTTATTCTTGGTGATACTTTTGATAGACGCAAATATGTAAATTTTTATTCCTTGAAACGAACCAAGGAAATGTTTTTTGATGAATTAGCCAAACGGAACATTCAAGTTCATATGTTGGCAGGTAATCATGATACTTATTTCAAAAATACCAATGATGTTAATTCGGTAGACCTGTTACTCAAAGAATATAATAACATTACTGTATATGATAATCCAACAACAATAAACATTAAAGATACTAAAATCTGCATGATGCCTTGGATTTGCGCAGAGAACTATGAAGAATCAATGTGTGTTTTATCTGAGACTGAGGCTGATATTGTTATGGGACACTTTGAAATTGCCGGTTTTGCCATGAATCGTGGCATGCCATCACATGAAGGATTGGATCGTGGAATTTTTAGTCGCTTTGATTGTGTTTTTTCAGGTCATTATCATCACCGTTCTTCTCAAGATAATGTTCGGTACCTTGGAAATCCCTACGAACTCACATGGCAAGATTATAATGATCCTAGAGGTTTTCATTTGTTTGATTTGGCCACTCGTAATCTGGAGTTTATTCAAAATCCTAATGTAATGTTTCATCGTATCGTTTATGATGACAAAGAAGAATCAATTACCGAAATCAATAATAAAGACTTGACAAAATATACCAACACATATGTAAAAGTTGTGGTAGTCAACAAAACCAATCCCTATCTGTTTGACAAGTTTATGAACAGAATATACGAAGTCAACCCAATTGATATTACCATTGCCGAGGACTTTACAGACTTGACAGAAGGCGTGGAAGATGATATGATTGATCAAGCAGAAGATACTATCACAATTATTAACAAATATGTGGATGGTATTAAAGAAGAACATATTGATAATGATAAACTCAAAACAGTATTAAAAGAACTGTATGTTGAGGCACTTAACCAAGAACAGGCATGATTATATTTCAGAAGGTCCGTTGGAAGAATTTCTTATCAACAGGCGCAAGTTTTACCGAAATTAATTTTCAAAAATCACCAAACACACTTATTATTGGCAACAATGGTGCCGGCAAATCAACCATTTTAGATGCTTTGTGTTTTGGTCTTTTTGGTAAACCGTTTCGTAAAATTAATAAACCACAATTACTCAACTCCATCAACCAACAGGCATGCGTTGTGGAAATTGAGTTCCTTATTGGCAAAAAACAATATAAAATTATTCGTGGCATTAAACCAAACGTATTTGAAATTTTTTGTAATGATGTCTTATTAAATCAAGATGCTGCTTCAAAAGACTACCAAGAAGTCTTAGAGAAAAACATTCTCAAATTAAATTTTAAATCGTTTACTCAAGTGGTCATTTTAGGTTCTGCTTCATTTGTTCCATTCATGCAATTATCCCCTGCAGACAGACGAGCAATCATTGAAGATTTATTAGACATTCAAATCTTTTCTTCTATGAATGGTTTGGTTAAAACCAAAATGTCAGAACTTAAAGACGCAACCACAAAAACAAAATATGAAATGGACTTGACATCAGAAAGAATCAACTTTCAAAAGCAAGCCATTGAGGACCATAAGAAACATAATCAAACTGAGATTGAAAAAAAACAAAAAGAAGTAAATGAAAGTATTGACCAGACATTTACATTACAAAGAGATGTTGAATTAATCCAAAAACACATTGATGTTCTACAGAAAAAAATTCAAGACAAACTTTCTGTGGAAAAGAAAAGTTCCAAGTTATTACAATTAGAAGCCAAATTAGAATCTAAACTAAAAAAATTAGACAAAGAGGAGAAATTCTATGAAGAAAACCACGACTGCCCAACCTGCAAACAAGGTATTGCTGACACC